TCTTAAGCAGTTTTGATTCATGCTTAGGAAACCACTCAACCACAAGATTCCGGATACCAATATGCTTATCCTGTATATAGAGAACATACATAGGAAGAACAAAAGGTATTAAGTCTGCTTGTTTTAATTATAGTATCAGTGATAGCTATATTAATTATTACTGTGGTTGTAGTAAATATGGTGGTGATTAGTGGAAGAAAGTGGTGAATATGACCTCACCCTAAGAGAAACACACACAAATAAATAAAAATGTGTGTGGAATTAAAGAAGTCAGTGGCAAATATTATAATTTACCCTGACGTAACACTGATTTGTTGAGTCTTCTTGTCTCTTTAGTGTTTAAATAGCTTGATGATACTATGTTCTGGCCTATATAGTAGTTATAGTCAGTGTCAATGCCTTTAGCTAATTGTTTTGCATATGCACTAATATGCTTTAATGCCATGTCTTGTGCTGATCTGTATGTGATTTTATTTGCCATTGTTGTGGTTTTAGAGTGGTTAAAAATAAGTGCACTGCCACGGTTAAGTAGCAATGCACAGTAAGAATCAGACACCCATTGAAGCTTATGCTTCAACAGGTAGGGCTGGATATAATCCAGTCTCCTTGCCAGTCTCTCTATCTAAGATAGGGTTAGACTTGTCAAGGTAGAATCCTTTCACAGGTGTTCCCTGTGCTAAAGGTTTCTTTTGCATGGCAAGAAATTCTTTGCTTCTGCTAAGGATTTTCTTCCCGTCAATCTTTAGATTAAGGGTGCCATATACAAGCTCACGCTTGTTGTCCGTCTCAAAAGATATTCCTTGAAACTTTGTTTCTTGGACTTTTGCAGGACTTTCTGTAAGCATAATGGTTACAGGACTACCATCTGGATAGTTCTTTCTATCAGCATGGTTCTTCTTATCATAAGCATAAGAATAAAAAAAGAGTGTTTCAGTCATTTTTTTTTAATTTAGGTTAAACATATGGGGGCCAACGGTGGCCGGGATTCAGCTGGGGAGCAGTACAATAGAACCTTATTACAATGCCAAACACACAATTTTTTACTAGGGGGATAAATTTTTTTAAATAATTGGTGGGGGAATAAGTTGAATGTGTGAGACAAATTCAGTATATTATTGTATAGAGATGTTCATTTAACATAAACACATGGAAGAACCTAATGAAGAAAATAGTGAGCTATCAAAGCTAACTGAAATGGAGATCTTATTGTTAGAACAAGAGTTATTGGCCATGGCGTATGAGAACTCTTATCTCCTTATAACTGATAAGACTACCTTTGAGGATCTATTGGTTAAGAAGCATAAGACTGGTAACTCAGCTATTCTAGCTCATGACCCTCATTTAGATCTTAACAAAGGTGAGGTAGAAAATATCATTGATCACTTCATTGAGTTAGAGGAATATGAAAAATGTCAGGAATTAAAAGATGTAATAGATGTTGAATGTAAATGAAATTTGGTCAACAAAGGTTAAAGAAAGAATCTGGACAAAAGATGGAAACCCTAACACACTATACGGTGAAATTACTGAAATGGGTGCCGTAGATATAATAGATCTTTTTAAACCTACAAAGGATGATGTAATAATAGATATTGGTTCTGGAACCGGCAGGCTTTGTGCTCATCTTGCCGTAGAAACGGATGCAACCGTAATAGGCGTTGAGATGAAAGACTCAAGACATAGAGAAGCAGTAAGAATGTTTGGTCAATATGGATTGGATAATCTAAAGTATAAATTTGGATCTTATCCAATGAAGTTAGATAAGGAACCAACTATAGTAATTATACATGGTTGTGGTTTTGATGCAAAAAACATAGATAAAATTTGGGATGCATTGCCTCATGGTGTAAGAGTATTACATAATACTGTTAAAAGTAGAATCTTTGATGATCTTACAGAAAAGAAAAATATAAAAATAAATGTAGGCTACATGAAACAGACTGGAGCTAATTTTACTTATGGTGTAAAAAAATAAAATTATGGAACATATACCAGATATAACAATAGTATCTTGGACATTAGGCATAATCGTTATGTTTTATATAGGTTGGAAAAGACGTAAATAAAAATTAATCCAATAAACTTTTAGTATTTAAACTTATTTTATATATATTTGTCATAATAACAATTATATTAATTTAAAAACCAATATTATGGAAAACGTTGTTGATAATGTAGAGAATACTACAAANGAAGCTCCTGAACTAACGCCACAACAGTTAGAAGAAAAGAGAGCAGAAATTTCAAAATTTTACAAAGACAATATCAAGCATTTAAAAGTGCAATTGGAGTATGAAACTCTATTATGTGATATTGAAAAAAGAAGAGCAGAGAGAACGCAAGCTCAAATGTTTATGGTGCAAGCACAAGCTGCAGCTAATGGACAACAAAATCCAAATGCAGAGCAAATGTCTGAAGAATTTGAGCAAGCAATGAAAGAAGGAAGGACTCTTAAACGCACTAAGTAATGAAAACTATAAGGCGTGGAGATCACGGAAGTGACGTGATAAAACTCCAAAGGTTTCTGGGGATTGATAAAGATGGTATTTTTGGTCCTCAAACTGAAAAGAAAGTTAAAGAGTTTCAATCTAAGTATGAATTAACTGCTGATGGAATAGTAGGTATAAAAACTTGGAGTGTATTAGAATCTACAGCTGTTAGATTGGGTGATGATTATTGTGATAGTGGATACTGTCAGTATAGCCGTCAACAAATTGAAGATGCACTTAAAGCAAAAGGTTATACCTATTTTAAACAAGATTGGCTATTAAATATAGTAGGAATTAGAAACTCTGAAACAAAAAACAGGCTTACTAATCAATATGATGATCTTATGACTGTCTCTTATCAAGATGGCAATCATATGAAATATCATTGTTGGCCTATCACAACAGATCCTGGTGAATACTGGATAGATCATCCTATGAATACAGATGGATGTGCNATTNTAGTACCAGGTCAGTATATTAAAACATATAAAATTACTAAACACCTTGGAAAGTATGATGCTTTATGCCAAAGAGGTGGGAGGGTAAGTGTGTATCGTGATGGGAACCGGGATGATATTTATGATCATGATCCTGAAAGTGTTGACGTAGGATANTTTGGTATNAATATTCACCGTAGTTCAGCGTATAGAAAAGGAAGCTATATTAATAAATATTCAGCGGGATGTCAAGTATTTTCTGATCCGGATGACTTTGATGATTTTTATGGCATTGGCTTATAAATCAAAAAGAAGCTGGTTATCCGTGGTTTACGTACACCCTTATTGAATCTAAAGATATAATATAATGGCACTTGTAAATAAAGTAGATAAAAGAGTAAGAGTATCTGTTGATGAAGCAATCAAATATCAGATACTTACTCACTGCTTTTTTAACAATATTCAAATAAGTAATTCTGATCTCAAATGCTTAACCCAATTGGCAAAAGATGGTGAGACAGAATTAACTTTATTTTGCAAAAAAATATCAATTGTTGACATATTTAAAAGTCCACAATCTGCTAGAAATGCTATAACCAAAGCAGCAAAAAAGAATCTTATTGTTAAAAGAGGTAAAAATAAAAAAACTATATCCATTAGTAAAGAGCTTAATGTGCAAACAGATGGCACAATATTATTGGATTTTAAAATATTAGGGCATGAACCCCAAGAAGCATAATACCTTTAAAAAGGATATTGCAAAAGAAGTGGGGGTTCATCCTGATGTAGTAGATGCTTTTATTACTTTTTATTATGGAAAAGTAAGGAAAAATTTATCTGATTTAAATTGTTGTAATTTGCATTTAGATGGATTAGGTACTTTTTCTTTAAGAAAAAAAAGATTAAAAGATAAGATTAAAAGATATAAAAGCATATTAGGCAATTTAACAAAAATGACTTTTGGTGGATATGACAAACATGTTGCAGTAAAAGAAAAGTTAAGTAATCTAGAAGATGCTTTAAAGTTGATTGAAGAAAATGAACAAAGAAAAAAAGATTGGTTAAAAGAAAATGCTGAAAAATGAAACTGGGAAAACTAATTAATGCTTTTAAAAATGCTGACCAAATAATGGAAGGTCTTAAAAATAATATTTTTAAAAAAGAACATGTAGAAGCTGTAGCTCATTTAAGATGGCAACAATGTAAAACATAGTGAAAANTNAGATAAAGAAGGTAGGTGAATGTGTAGCTCCTGGTACTCAACCATGTTGTGGAGATTGCGGATGTAGTTTAAGTTTAAAATTAAGTAGCCCTTTCTTCTGATTGTCCATTAGATAAATGGAGTGCTTTAATGGAAGAAGATGTAGAAGATAAAGTAATAGAACAAATTAAAAACAAAGAGAATGGCAGCAAAGAAGAATGATATTAGAATTACATTAACTGAAAAAGACTTTGAAGATTTTCCTAATGATCAAGATTTAGGTAGAATGGCAAGACAAAAATACATAAGTGTATTAAAAGTAATAACTCCACCACAAGATTATAAAAATTATAACTGGGTTTATCCAGGCCCTACAAAACTATAAGTTATGGCAGTAATATTTAAAGAAGATGGTCATGTGTATGAAAGCTTAGATCCTAATTTAAATAAGGAAGATATTAAGTGGACTAGTGTAACATCATTTATTGGTATGTTTAAACCAAAGTTTGATGCTAAAGCACAAGCAAAAAAATCATCTAAAAATAAAAGATCTAAATGGTATAAAATGTCTGAAAAAGATATTTTAGCTGCATGGGATGGTGAATCACAAAGAGCTATTAAATTGGGAAATTGGTATCACCTTCAAAGAGAAAAAGATCTTTTAGAATTTGAAACTATTGAAAGAGAAGGTACAGAAGTACCTATCATTCATCCTATAGAAGATGGGAATGGTATTAAAATAGCCCCAGAACAAAAGTTATCTAATGGTGTTTATCCAGAACATTTAGTTTATTTAAAATCTGCAGGTTTATTCGGTCAAGCAGATTTAGTAGAAATAGTAAATGGGACTATTAACATTACAGATTATAAAACAAATAAAGAAATTAAAGAAAAAGGATTTACTAATTGGGAAGGAATTACTAATAAAATGTTTAACCCGGTAAATCATTTAGATGATTGTAACCTTAATCATTATAGTTTACAATTGAGTTTATATGCGTATATTATTAAAAAACATAACCCTAAATTAAAAATAGGCAAGCTTACTATTCAGCATGTTAAGTTTAAAGAAGTAGGAAAAGATTCTAATGGATATCCTATTAATGAACATGTAGATGGAGAGCCAGTTATGGAAACAATAAAAATGTATGATTTATCATATTTAAAAAGTGAAATAAACTCTTTAATAAAATGGTTAAAAACAAATAAAAAATAAATATTATGCCAACACCAGCAAATTTTATAGAAGTAAATATAGTTCAAGCAGTACCTGANCCTAATACAAATGTTAATCCACCTGTTTTAAATACAAAGTGGAAAAACAGTAAAGTAACTTTTGATCCAGATAATATAATTTCTTATGGAGAATATTTTGATTCAAATAAACAAAAGTTTGTAAGTGGCAAAACTCAAGTAAATCTAGGACTAACTGGATTTATTTATAATGGAAATGTATCAGCTTTTGAAAATGAATTACCATAATGGAATATACTAAACAAAGAAAAGATATTAAGTACTATAAGAAATGCAATGAACTTATAGAAAGAATAGCTATGGATAATCAATCTAAATCTATAATTGATATAGGTGGTTGGAATGGGTTTTTTGTAAAAAATACACCTGTTGAAAAAAAAGTTTGTTTAGATAAAAGAATTAGAAAAGATGAAAAACCAGTAAAAGGAGTAAATTTTATAAATGAAGATTTTATAAAATGGAATCCAGAAGAAAAATATGACATTGTATTATGCATGCAAGTACTAGAACATTTAGAAGATAATCAAATCTTCCCTTTTATAGAGAAATTATTTAGTTTAACTGATCATGTTATTATTTCTGTTCCTTATAAATGGAGAAAAGGCTGGTGTAAATTTCATAAGCAAGATCCAATTGATCATAGCAAATTAAAATCATGGACTAACAGAAGGCCTTTTGAATCCTATTTAGTAAAAGATGGTAAAGCTGAAAGATTAATCTGTTATTACAAATAAAATTATGATAGTTAAATTATTTGATATTCAAAATGAAAAAGTTGTATTAACAGAACATTGTTATGCATTGGATTTTTTAAAAACAATCATGGATACATATCCTGATACATATATGCCTGTATATCAATATTTATTTTATATGACATGTCCAGATCCAGAAGCAAATCCTTTTTTTAATTTACCAGAACATAGAAAAAGAAGATATAATAATAGAAGAAGTAGGCTTAGAAGAATCTACAGAAGATCCTGCAATAAGACATGCTTTAGATAGATGTGGTGCAATGTATGAAACTCCTACATTTAGAGCATACATGGGAATTAAAAGAGCTTTAGATAATATGGCAACATATATGGCCAATACTCCCATTACTGATGGAAGAGATGGCAATATATCTCAAATACGTGCTGTAGCAAAAGATTTTGATGCTATTAGACAGTCATTTAAAGGAGCATATAAAGATTTAAAAGATGAACAATCCACTTCAGTACGTGGAGGACAAGGACTTGCTTATGACCAATAAAATACCAAAATATTATATAGGTAAATATCATGGATATGAAGCTAGAAAAGTAGTAGAAGATTTTGAATTATCTTATAATACAGGAACTGCTGTTACTTATTTATTAAGAGCTGAAAGAAAACATGATGATCCTCAAGAGTGTATTCAAAAAGCAATTAATCACTTAGAATTTGAATTAGAAAAACTAAAATTAAAAAAATGAAAGGACAGTTTAAAAAATCAAGAGTAATGAATGCTTTATATGCTAAAGCTATAGCAGATAAAGAAAAAGCATTAATGGCATTAGACTTATTAGAAAATCAAGCAGTTGGTATTGGTGATCATACAGCTGATGATTTTTTTGAAGATGCTGAAAAATCACTACAATTATTAATTGATGCAGATGATAAAATAGAATGTTTAAAAAGACATTTTAGTATAGAAGTATGAATAAAAATTTAGTATATACATCAGCAGGAGACAACACTGATTTTTACAAGCATTGGTGTGGTAATAGCAAAGATTATGATCTTTGGGTAACATATTATGGTGATAATGAAAAAAAGTATAAACTATATTCAAAACATTCAGACTACATTACTAAAAGAAAGGGTTTTAAGTTTCAAAACTTTTATGACTTATATAACAGTAAAGATTTATCTCAATATGAAAGAATATTTATTTTGGATGATGACATTATAATATCCACACAGGACATTAATAAAATGTTTAATATATCTGAAAAATATGATCTTAATATTTGTGGACCTACATTTAACCCAAGATGTAAAATATCTCATCCTAAAACTATAAATAATCCTAAGTGGTTTATGAGATATACAAATTATGTTGAGGTTAATGTTCCATTATTTAAAAAAGAAGCTTTAAGAAGATTGATGGATGTTTTTGATCCTAAATTAGTTGGTTGGGGAATAGATAGATTGGCGGCATGGGCTAATGGTTATAATAAAATTGCATTAGTAGATGCTGTTATATGTATAAACCCACATGATGCAACTAAAGGTGGTATAAGAGAATTAACAAAAGGAGATAAAACTTGGAAAGTTAGGGCTGATATTTGGCGTGAAGTTGCAGATAAATATAAAATACCACATAGATCAATAATCACAAATAAATCATTTGTTAGTATAGAAGAAGGATTAAGTGTATCAGATCCAGGGCATAATAAAACAACAAACTTTAAGAAAAGCAATAAAAATAAAATTGCAATATTAATGTTGGCATATAAATCACTTGATTATCCAAATGTTTGGTTAGATTTTTTTGATGAAGGTTCTGATAGATCTAATTTTTATACGCATGTTAAAAATAAAGATAAATGTGCAAGTAAACTTTTAAAAGAAAATCATATTAAAAAACATATACCTACAAAATGGGGAGATATCAGTTTAGTTAAAGCAACAAACAATATGTTAGAAGAAGCATATAAAGATGAAACAAATAAAATATTTATTTTAACATCAGCAGATACAGTTCCATTATATGGCTTTGATAAAATTTATGATGATATTATAAACAGTAAAAAAAGTTGGTTTAATATTTTAGAGCAAAAAGAAACTCATACTGCGTGTTCACAATTCTTTTTACTAACTAGAGAGCATGTTAAATTAATATTAGATAATAGAGATAAAGAGGACACCCATGACATTCCAAAAACAGTTCCTGATGAAAGTTATTATTATAAAATATTATCACAATTAGATAAAAATAATATTGAAAATAAAAAGATTATGCAATGTAAAATTGATAATAGAACTCATAGATGCATTTATAATTCTTTAAACATGACTAGTCTAAAAAGAAAAAGAAAAGGCGGAGCATATTTTTTTAGAAAAATAGAACCTAATAATCAACATATAACATATAACTATTTAAAACATACAAGATGAACAACACAAAAATTATTCCTGTAGGAAGCAAAGTATTAATTAAACAAGATGAAGTTCCAGAATATTATGGAAATACTAAAATTTTAATTTCTGGCACACAAGAAAAAGAAAATAAAGGAACTATTATTGCAGTAGGAGATTTGGTACAAACAATGAAGCCAGGAGATCATATTCAATTTGCTGATCATGCAGTTCCTGTAGTAATGACTCATGAAGGTGAAGAGCATTTGCTAATAAACATTCAAGACATTTTAGCTATTATTGTGAATGTATAAACAAGTACCTACATATGAAAATGGTAATTGGACTACTACAGATTTTTTTGATGAGAAAGAATTTATAAATTATTTATTATCAATATTTAAAGAACCTGGTGAATATGATTTTAATAAAACAAGTTTTATATTTAATCAAGAAGCCAGAACATTTAATAAACAAGGGTTTTATTGTAATGCACCATTTAGATCTAAAGATTTTATTAGGTATTGGAATATTGAAAAAGATAAATGCAGAAAAGGTGTAATATATAATAGTGAAGGTAAATCATGGTATTTGACTAGAGATTATTATATGTGGTTAAACTTTCTTCCTATTTATGATAAAGAAGAAAAAGCTTATGGATTTGCTAAAGTAAGAGATGCTCAATATCATATGGCATTATATGAATTGCTTGCTGAATTGCATAATAAGCATTCTGCTATATTTAAAAAACGTCAAATAGCATCTTCTTATTTTCATATGGGTAAGATTATAAATACTTACTGGTTTGAAGAAGGTAGTGTTTGTAAAATTGGAGCAAGTCTTAAAGATTATATAAATGACAAAGGCTCTTGGAAATTTCTGGAAGAGTATAAAGACTTCCTTAATGAGCATACGGCTTGGTATAGACCAAGCAATCCAGAAAAGGTTTTACTTTGGCAGCAACAAATAGAAGTTAGAGTTGGTAATAGAAAAACAAGTAAGGGTTTAAAGTCTAAAATACAAGGAGCATCATTTGAAAAAAATGCAACAACTGGTGTAGGTGGACCAACAACTTATTTCTTTCATGAAGAAGCTGGTATAGCACCTAAGATGATGGATACATATGAGTATCTTAGACCTGCAATGTCTTCAGGTATGATGACTACAGGTATGTTTATAGCTGCCGGATCTGTGGGTGATTTAGATCAATGTAATCCTTTAAAAGAAATGATATTAAAACCAGTTAATAATGATATATATGCTGTTGAAACTAATCTTTTAGATAAAAATGGAACTATTGGATTATCTGGTTTATTTATTCCAGAACAATGGTCTATGCCACCATACCATAGATGATTATGGTAATTCTAAAGTAAAAGAAGCTTTAGAAGCAATCATGATTGAAAGAGAAGAATGGAAAACAAAACTTAAATCCGGAACAATATCAATTAAGAATATCTCAGAAACCAACTAACATTGCAGAAGGATTTGCATATAGAAAAGAATCTGTATTTCCACAAGGTATTACATCTAAACAATTAAAAAGAATTGAAGATAAAGAATATGGATATGAACTTCTTGAATTAGATAGAGATGAAACAGGAGTTATAGCTAAAAAGAGTAATAGATTACCAATATCACAATTTCCAGTAGATAAAAAAATGCAAGATAAAAGCGGTTGTTTAGTTGTTTGGGAAAGACCAATTAAAAATCCTGGTTTTGGTACTTATTATGGATCTATTGACCCCGTCTCTGAGGGTAAAACAACTACATCAGATTCTTTGTGTTCAATATTTATTTATAAAAATCCTATAGAAATTACAAGAGAAACGCCTGATGGATTAGAAACATTTGTAGANAAAGACAAAGTAGTTGCTGCATGGTGTGGAAGATTTGATGATATTAATAAAACTCATGAAAAGATTAGAATTAATAATTTGAATGGTATAATGCATGGACTATAGTAGAAAATAATATTTCTCTTTTTTATACAATATATGATTTCTAGAAAAAAACAAAAATATTTAGTTCCTAAAAACCAAATACTATTTCTAAAAGATCTTGGATCAAATAAATCAGTATATCAAGAATATGGTTGGAAAAACACAGGAACTCTTTTTTAAATCTCATTTTAATATCATATGCAATTGAATATCTAAGAGAGGTTATTGATGAAGAAACAGATGAAAATGGAAATGTAATAAAACAAACTTTTGGAGTTGAAAGAATTCCAGATGCAATGCTAATTAAAGAAATGATGGCATACTATCCAGGTTTAAACGTAGATAGGTTAGTAACTTTTTCTGCATTAGTTGCTTTTGCAAAAGTACAGCAATCTAATAGAGGCTATGTTAAACGTAAAGAAATTGATAAGGCTAATTCCTTGCATAATTCAGAAAATTTGTATAAATTAAAGTATAGTCCGTTCAGTAATTTAGGACGCAAAAAGAATAAAGGATCTTACAGTAAAAAGGTAAGATCTGGATTTAAAAATTTTAAATAATGGATTATTACATATCTTGTACACATAATTACACTCATATTACGTATATTATAGTAGATAGTATTATAACAACACCAACTAAATTTATCATATAAAATGAAGGTATTAAATGCAATGCAATTAAAAGCTGGAGCAAAAGCTGAGGATGGACCAACTACAGCTAGCTTAACTCAACCTATTCAATTCTTATCAAAGAAAAAAAAGGATAATGATTGGGCAGCCTGGAATTTAGATTGGTTAGAATTACAAGGTTTAGAATTCTTAAGAGAAAATGCTAGAGGTTTATTAAAAAATTATAAACTTGCAAAAGGTATTATTACTAAAAGTGATTATATAGTTGAAGAAGCCAATGAAATGGGTGATTTAATGGATATTTTAACTAAAGAAGATGAAACAGCTCTTGAATTAAAATTTTATCCAATAATTCCAAAATGTAATTAATGTATTAGTAGGAGAGTTTTGTAAAAGATTTAATAAAGTACAGTTTAGAGCAGTTGATGATTTATCATACAATGAAATGCTTGAACAAAAAAGAATACTGGTTGAAGAAAATTTACTAGCTGATGCAGAACAAAAGCTTTTAGCACAAATGATAGAGCAAGGCATGGATCCATCATCAGAAGAAGCTCAAGCAAAACTTAATCCAGATGCTTTAAAATCATTGCCGGAAATAGAAGATTTCTTTTCTAAAGACTATAGAAGTTTAGTTGAAGAATGGGCCAGCCATCAATTAAATGTAGATGAGGAAAGATTTAAAATGAAAGAATTAGAAGAAAGAGCTTTCCGTGATATGTTAATTGCAGACCGTGAATTTTGGCATTTCCGTATGTTAGAAGATGATTATGATGTAGAATTATGGAATCCTGTTTTGACTTTTTATCAAAAATCACCAGACGTAAGATATATATCTAATTCTAATTTTGCTGGTAAAATAGATTTAATGACTGTATCTGATGTAATAGATAGATATGGCTATCTTATGAATGAAAAACAATTACATTCATTACAAAATATTTATCCTGCAAAATCTGCAATGTATCAAGTAAATGGATATCAAAATGATGGTTCATATTATGATCCTACTAGATCTCATGAATGGAATACAAATAGTCCAAGTTTAAATTATAGACAATTTGTAAGTAATTATGGTCCTGGAGGTGCAGGAAATGATGGAGACATTGTAAGCTGGATTTTAAATGAAGGTGATGATTTAATGCATTGGGGTGAAGGAGAGTTAATGCGTGTAACAACAGTATATTGGAAAACTCAACGTAAAGTAGGTCATTTAACACATATTAAACCAGATGGAGAAATAATACAAGATGTTATTGATGAATCTTATAAGATAACTGAAAAACCAGTTTATGATACATCATTATTTAAAAATAAATCTAAAGATAATTTATTAGAAGGTGAGCATATAGAATGGATATGGATTAATGAAGTATGGGGCGGTGTAAAATTAGGGCCAAATCTTCCAGCATTTTGGAAATCAAATATGTCTGATAATATTAACCCTATTTATTTAGGTATTAATAGATCTAAACCCGGAAGAATACCATTTCAATTTAAAGGAGATACTACACTTTACGGATGTAAACTTCCAATAGAAGGAAGAGTATTTTCTGATAGAAATACAAAATCAACATCTTTAGTTGATTTAATGAAAGCTTACCAAATAGGCTTTAATATGGTTAATAATCAAATTGCAGATATTCTTGTAGATGAATTAGGAACTGTAATTATGTTTGATCAAAATGCATTACCAAGACATTCAATGGGTGAAGATTGGGGTAAAGCAAATTATGCAAAAGCTTATACAGCAATGAAAGATTTTAGCATGCTTCCTTTAGATACATCTATTACTAACACAGAAAATGCAACAAATTTTAATCATTATCAAACACTTAATCTAGAACAAACAAATAGATTAATGTCTAGAATTCAATTAGCTAATTACTTTAAACAACAAGCATTTGATGCTATTGGGGTTAATCCTCAAAGAATGGGACAACCAATAGCACAAGAAACAGCAACAGGAGTAATTAATGCAATGAATCAATCATATGCACAAACAGAATCATATTTTGTACAGCATTCAGACCACTTAATGCCAAGAGTTCATCAAATGAGAACAGATCTTGCACAATTTTATTATAGTACAAATCCAAGTGTTAGATTAAGTTATATAAATTCAGAAGCAGAAAAAGTTAATTTCCAAATAAACGGCACTGATTTATTGCTTAGGGATTTTAATATTTTTTGTACAACACGTACTAATCATAGAGCTATTCTAGATGAATTAAAACAATTAGCTCTTACTAATAATACAAGTGGGGCAAGTATTTATGAACTAGGTAATATTGTAAAAGCAGATTCTATAGCTGAAGTATCTGATATTCTTAAAGATTCAGAAATGAGAATGCAGAAACAAAGACAAGAAGAAATGCAACAGCAAGAAAAAATGCAACAAGATCAGATTGCTGCTAGACAGCAAGAAGAAAAAATGAAACTTGAATTTGAGCAACAAGAAAGTGAAAAAGAAAGACAAAAAGATATAACTGTTGCAGAAATTAGAGCTGCTGGATATGGTGCACAAGTAGATGTAAATCAAAATCAAGTAAGTGATTTCCAAGATGCAATGAAAGATATTAGAGAAACATCTCAGTATAGGGAGCAAATGAATTTTAAAAGAGAAGAAAATGTTATGAAAAACTCTTTGGCAAAACAAAAGCTAGATGTAGAAAGAGATAGAACAAATGCTCAAAGAGAAATAGCTGATAAAAATTTAGAAATAGCTAGAGAAAACAAAAATAAATATGATATTGCTGCTGAAAAAGCTGAAAAAGCTAAATCCAAAAAAGATAAAAAAGATAAAAAATAGATCTTTATAAATAAAGATTTTTAATGATAGCTATATACTACAAAAAATCACAATAATTTTTAAAATTTTTGAGGTTTATAAAACAAAAGTTTGTTATATTGTATATAGAGATAGTTTATAAATTATTTTAAAACCAACAATTATGAGTAATGAAACAAAAACTGTGGAAACTAAAGTAACACAAGAAAATATTAATTTAGATGAAATCTTTGCTACAGAAGTAGGTGCAAGTGCAGATTCTGTAATATCAACGCCAGAAAATACGGCAAAGAAAAACTTCTTTAAAGTTAAAGAAAAAGTAGATATGGATTCTTTTACTGAACCAACTACTGAACCAACTACTGAATCAGTTGCTGATACTACAGCAGAAACAACTGAAGAAACATCTGAAACAATTACTGAACCAGTTGCTGAAACAAATAAAACAGAAAAAGCTGGTGATTCTGTTATTAATGAACTAGATGCAGAAGTTTTTGCAACAGAAGAAACAGAACCTGTAACAGAAAAAAAAGAAACTAGAGGTAGAAAAGCTATAACAGGAATGGCTGATGTATTTACTAAACTTATTAAAGATGATAAGATAGTACCATTTGATGATGATAAATCATTAGAAGAATATAGTGCAAAAGATTGGGAAGAATTAATTCAAGCTAATCTAGATGAAAAAGCTAATCAAGTTAGACGTGAAACTCCTCAACAATTTTTTAATTCATTACCACAAGAACTTCAAATAGCTGCACGTTATGTTGCAGATGGTGGAACAGATTTAAAAGGTTTATTTGGAACTTTAGCTCAAGTAGAAGAGCATAGATCTTTAGATGTTAAAAAAGAAAAAGATCAAGAATATATTATAAGAGAGTATTTAGGTGCCACTGGTTATGGTTCATCTGAAGAAATTCAAGAAGAAATTGAGATATGGAAAGATCTTGGTAAGCTTGAACAACAAGCTTCTAAGTTTAAGCCCAAACTTGATAAGATGCAAGAGGCGGTTGTTGCTAAAAAAATTCAAGAACAGGATTTAAAAAAGAAACAACAAGAACAAGCATCAAAACAATACATGTCAAATGTATATAATACACTTAAAGAAGGAACATTAGGGGATATGAAAGTAGATAAAAAAACTCAATCATTATTATATAATGGTTTAGTTGCACCTAATTATCCATCTGTAAGTGGAAAGAACACAAACTTATTAGGGCATTTGCTTGAAAAGTATCAATTTGTTGAGCCTAACTATACGTTAGTAACTGAAGCATTATGGTTACTTGCTGATCCTACAGGATACAAAAGTAAGATAATGGAAAAAGGTGCTCAAAAATCTGTTGAAAAAACAGTAAGAAAATTGAAAACTGAACAAGCAGGTAGTGGCGGAAATTCTTTAGGAACGGATAGGAGAGAAAAAGCAGTAGCTAAAAAATCTACTAAAAGAACTATACCAAGATCTAATAATATTTTTAAAAGGATTTAATCAATCAATATATAATAACAATTAATAATTAATAACAACAAAAACAAAAACAATCAATTATGGCAACTCCAATGTTAAACAACGGAATTTTCCTAAGAGATACTCAGTATAATGCTAGTTCTCATGTTGATTCTTATCACCTAACTGCAATGTTAGGATCTTCAGAACCTATGGATATGGGTCCTGTTGATTTGTGGGCTATGACACAAAAGGTAGAAATGCCTTTGTATCAAATGGCTTCTTTTGGTGGAAAGAATACAATCATGGTGGATAATGCAAGAGGTGAGTATAAATGGCAAACTCCAATCGCGCAAGATTTACCTTACATCACTGTAGATGTAGATCAAGGTAATGACAAAAAAGGTATAGATGGAACTACCTTTAAAATTAAACTAAACAAAAGAACGTTTGGTCATGGTGACATTATCACTTATGACAAGTATAACGGTGCTGAACTTTACATTACTGCTGATGACATTTTACCAGCTGGTGACGGGTTTATTTACACTGTTCAACTTGTAAATAATGATAATACAGCATTTCTTGATGATGCTTATTTAGCTGCAGGAACTAAGTACTTTAGAAAAGGTTCTGCAAGAGGTGAGTATGGTGTAAAGATTTTCTGACATTGAAACAGGATCTGGTTTCCGTGAATTCTACAACTTTGTAGGTGGAGCTGAAGCACATGTACATTATTCAATTTCTTCTAGAGCAGATTTAATGCTTAAAGGTGGATTGAATGCTGATGGTACTGTTCCAGTTACAGAAATCTGGAGAAAATTTTGATCAAGATGCTAATCCATCTGTTTCTTCTATTGAAGAATTAGTTGGAAATATGGGTAAAGCAGGTGCTAGAGAAGCTTTTGAAAGCGGTAAACTTTCTAGAACTTTTGTTACTAACCTAGAAGCAGCTCATCTTTCTAAAATTGCTAATGACATTGAGACTTACCTTATGTGGGGTCACGGTGGTAGAGTTAAGCAAGATGGTCCAGATGATATCAGAATGTCTGTTGGTCTTTGGAAGCAGTTGGATAACTCATTTAAAAGAGTATACAACAAATCTTCTTTCTCTTTGGATATGTTCAAAACTGAACTTTACAACTTCTACCAAGGTAAAGTTGAATTCAAAGGGCCAGACCCACAAAGAAAACTTGTTGTACAAACAGGTATTGGTGGTATGCAAATGATCAATGCGGCTATTGCTAATGAAGTATTTGGTTCTGGATTAGTTCAGAATGCTTCTGATATAGGTGCAGTTACTGGATCAGGAATGGATTTAGATTATGGTTTTGCTTATACAAGCTTTACTATTCCTTTCCTTGCTAACGTTAAGTTTGTACTTAACCCAGCATTTGATAACCTACACACTAATGATATTGAGAATCCTCTAATTGACGGAAGACCATTAAGCTCTTATAGCTTTATTATCTTTGACGTTACTGATGAAGGAAATGACAACATCTTCTTGTTGAAACTTTCTTGGGATAATCAATTGAAGTGGTTCTACCAAAATGGTACTATGGACTATATGGGAAGAACTCAAGGTTTTGCATCAACTGGACAGTTTAATGGTTATAGAGTATATATGACTCAAACCATGCCAGCTGTATGGGTGAAAGATCCAACTAAAGTTTTAAAAATTGTAATGAGAAATCCAGTTACTGGAGGATCATTCTAAATAATTAAAAGGGAGGGGATTAGTCTCCTCCCATTTTTTTAACTTTTAAAACATAGAAAAAATGGCAACATGTAAAACACTACCAAAATTCCCTATTAAGAATGGGGGACGAGGAAAAATAAAAAGAGGAGCTGGAGCAGCTTTAAGCAGAATTCAATTTACTAATGAAACAAAAGGTGGTAAATGGTCTTTAGTTGTTGCAGAAAATGCTAGTGACGCTTATGCAAAAGGTGTACGTGCAGGTCAAGCCTGGCAATTAGGAATAGATATTGGTTTAATATGTGAAGGACTAGAAGATACATATTGTAATTTACAGCCAATACCTGGGAATGTTAATGTCATGTCAAATATTGAAAATGATATTTATGCCGGTCAAGCTGCAAGTGATACAATTAAAGGGAACCTGGAAGCAATTGAAGCAGCAATCGCTCTATTACAGAAACAAATAGCTGAATGTGAAAAAGCAGGATGTTCTGAAGAAGAGGTTAATGCTTTAGTGGTTCAATTAAAAGATGCAGAGCAAGAAAAGGAAATGTTGGAAGTACAACTTGAAGGTGAAAAGAGTACTGTAGAAAACTTACAACAATGTTGGGATTTAGCATTAGCTTTATTTGCAGCAGAAAGTGAAAACCCTTTTCCTGGTGAACCTAAGACAGCTGGAGCAGTAAAAACTTTTGTTCCTGCTGAGGAAGCAGAAGCAAGAGCAGCTGAAGCTAATAATATCTACGAAAAGAATGTAAAACGTAGAGTGATGGAAGTAGCAGAACCTGTATTAGAAGAAGGAGAAGAAATGGAGAAGAAAGCTGTTTAAAGAGGATTAAATTGAAACTTAAACACTCAAGCTGGGGTAAAACCCAGCTTTAGAAATATTTTTACAAATAAATTGCATAAATTTGCAAGTATTAAGTTTCACTAATAAAAACCAATAAATTATGAGTTATACAATTGTAGAAAAATACAATAGCAGTAAAAAGAAAACAGTTGCTATTAGACCCTATTTTAATAAAAATAGAACTAATATGGGATTAGAAAATTATGGTATGTCTTTGCATGAAGGTGTATATCATGAAGAATCTTTAGCATGTCTAGAAATAAATGGAATAAAAAGATATGTAACAGGATTAAATGAATTTGCTCCCGATGTTAAAATGTTACCTCCTGGTGAACAAGAAGTAAAAGTAAAAGAAATTAGAAAGGCTGTTTGTCAACTTGAAAAAGAATTAGCAGCTAATGTTATTGATCCAGAAGATAAAGATTTTTGGAATAAAGTAGAATTACTTAAACCAAATAATGATAAATTTTGGAGTAAAATTAGTTTAAGATGTGGAAATGATCCTGTTTATTTAGATCCTTCTACAGATCCTTATGATTTAGTAAAATTATACGCTATACATGCTGGAGGATTTTCTATGGTTGCTAAATCATTACAAGCAGCAAAAAGATCAGAGTGTTCCTCCTAAATTTTATTTAGATCAATTAGAAGAAACAATTTCTACTAGAACTGAATATAGTAAATTAAGAAATAAAGCACTTGTAGAATTACAAAATCTATATGATACAAATGCAACAAAATTATTATATGTTGCTAAACTTGTAGATACGGATAGCTCACAATATATTAAATCCACTCCAAATGATATTCTATATGAGAATATGGATCTTTTTATTAATGGAGATGGTTCTGAATCAAATAAGAAAAGAGCTGCTAAATCATTTTTAGAAATTTCTAAAGATACTATGGAAAATATTAAAATAAGAGCTCTTATAAAAGATGCTTTATTTTATAGATATATTACTACTAAATCTAATGGTTGGATTGAAACAACTAATGGTGGTATGAAATTAGGAAAAAAACCATCTGAATGTTTAGAATTCTTAAAGAATCCTGAAAATGAAGAAACCTTGATGACTTTAATGTACAAAAGTAGAACAATACTAGGAAAGCTTAGAATATGACTAATGATGCACTGACAAATAAAATTAAAGCAACGTCTAAATAAATTAGATAGTCAAGATTATGACAATATTGAATGTTGGCAAATAGTTGAAGCATTTAATAAAACTCAACTTGAGTGGTGCAGAAGACAACTTCATGGTGGAAACCCATATAAAGAAGGAGATGAAATGTCAAAAAGAAGAATTGATGATTTACAAATTCTTCTTAATGAATTACCATTAAATGGAGTTGTTGAAGATAAATATTTTGAAGCAACAAATTTTCCTGAAAATTATTTAGAGTATAAAAGAGTAAGTACAGGGGCTGTTACAGATTGCTGTACTGATCCAAGATCAATGACTGTTTATTTAGCTGAAGAAGCAAATGTTAATTTGATTTTAAGAGATCCTTTAAAAAACCCAAGTTTTGATTGGGGAGAAACCTTTTGTACTCTTATAGATAATAATATAAGAATATATAAAACAGATTTTGATGTGGCTAATCCTATTTTAACATATTATAGAAAACCTGTTTATATACAAATTTTAGGATGCGTAGATCCTTATACCGGACAACAAAGTCTCTTTGATATTGAATGTGAATTTAAAGATGACATTGTTGAATTAATGTTAGATGAATGTGCTTCGCTTATTGCTGGTGATATTAATGAAGTTAATCAATATTACCGTGGTACACAAAGTGCTGATAGATCTAACTAGTATTAATTTAAAATAACAAAAATGGAAAAAGAACAATTAAATGGTTTAATTAGACATGCCTTAACTGTTGTTGGTGGTGCACTAGTAGCAAAAGGTATTTTAGAAGAAGAAATCATGTTAGACTGTGTAGGTGCAGCAATGTCAGTTATTGGTATTGTTTGGTCCTTTGTAGCAAAGAAAAAATAATATGATATTATTCTTTTGTTAGCAAAAATTTTTGTATATTATTATTGTAACAATATGTTACACAAACTTTTATTTATTTATAACAATTAAAAACAAAAAAAATGGCTTATTTTAATCATGCTTTTAAGAAAGCATTTCTAGCTCAGAAAGTGGCTCAAGATGGTTTGCTAAGTGCAGACGTGCCTGCAGGTCACGTTGGGTTTGCTACCCAACAAGCAACTGGTTTAGTTACCGGTGGCATAACAAGTAAAATGATGACTTTAGTACAAGGATCTTTTGCTCCTTCAGACAAGATTGGAAACAATCCTGGTCACGGTGGATATAAAGAATCTGTAAAATCTAAAGGTATTAACCCAAAGTATATTAGTAAATTATGGAAATCAGAATGCTGTGATGCAGCTCCTTCTACAGTTGTAATTGAAGCATGTGATGCATGTTTTAAATGTGACGAAACATATTTTGGAAGAATGGATGTTAAAGGTTCACCTGCATTAAGATTTTTAAATCACAATGCTTATGGAGATACTGACAGTGGAGGAATTTGCTGTGATAGCACTAATTCAGTGGAAATAAATGATGTTGACTATGTTGAGCCTAGTTTAGTATTAGCTAGATTAGCTTTAGGATTAATAGAAAATCCAGTTTTAGCTCCATTTATTTCTGTAGTAGTTGAATACTCTACTGATGGTGGTACTACTTACGTAGCAATTCCAAATGATGATTTAGCTACATATGCTGGTCAAACTTGGTCTGGTACTACTTCTAACAACTGTGGTAGAATTACTATTACTGGTGCTTATGTAGATACTAAATTTGGTAACTGTTCATTTGATACTAGAGATCATTACAATGTTGAACCAGTTCAACTATATTTTGATCTTAAAGATGAAAGCGGAAATCCTTGTGATGTTAAATGTGCAAGTATTACAAGAACAGCTGGAACAACTCAACAAACTCATGGTGATACTGTATTAAGAGATATCTTAATGACAGAGCGTTACAGACAATCTCCTTACAATCAAGGAAATGCTGATTCTGCAAGAATCCGTGAAATTGAAGGTTCTGCTGCTTTAGTAGATGCAGTTCCTAGATTTGATGCTAATGGAGATCCAATTCTTTATACATCATATAATATCTTACATTCTATTCCAAGGTTAAACAACCCTACTGGAGTATTTGATAATGATCAGTATCACTTAGTAATCTATGTTGCATGTACTGATGCTGCTCAAATAGATAAATTGGATGATATGTTTGAAGAATTATCTGAGACTATTGGACTAGGAGAATTCCCAGTTCCATTTGAATCAAGTATTGATGCATGTGCAACTTCATTCAATCCGTAAGAACATAAGTTAATTACATACAATCAACTTTAAATAATAAAGGGCGGGATTTTTTCCTGCCCTTTTTATTTTCTATTCTCTAGTATTTTTTGTATATTATTTATGTAATATATTATTACCTATAAAAATTTTATAAAATGGCAAATAAACATATTTTAAGCTTGGAGGTTCAACCAGTTGCCAATTGTGAAATATTAAGTATAAGAGATACTTCACAATATACAGATGATTTGGCCATTGATTGTCCTGAATTATTGATCACTGCTCCAGGTTTTAATTCTCCAACATTAATAAAAGTTCAACCATATTTTGATTTAAATTTAAATTCTTGTGCATTAGCATTACAAACAGAACAATGTGGAACAACAAGAACACATATTCCTGATGGTGTATATATAATTAGATATAGCGTTTCACCAAATGATAAAGCATATGTAGAATATAATCATTTAAGAGTAACAACTCTTTTATCTTCTTATTATTCAAAATTATGTGAGATAGATGCATTACAGTGTGAACCAGATAGAAGCAAAAAAGAAATTGTTTTAGAAATGAATTATATAAAAACTCTCATTGATGCTGCAGTAGCAAAAGTTGAATATTGTCAAAGTCCAGCTGCTGGAATGGATATTTATAATTTTGCAAAAAAGAAATTAGAAAAAATAACATGTTCTACAGCATCATGTTGTTAATCTTTTAAAACCAATAAAATGAAAAGTGGTAGTAATTGTGCAAATTGTGGAAAAAAGTTTACATGTAATTGTCAAAAAACAATAGCTCAAAATGGACAAACCGTATGTAAAAGTTGTAAAAATAAATACAATAGTAAAAAAATTATGGTGAAGGGCGGTAATAATGTAAGAAAATAGAAAAACGTCAATTACAAAAATACTATTAATAGAGCACAAAGAACTCTAAACAGATCTTAGATAAGAACTAATGGAAGAAGAAAAATTAATTAAGCAAATTAAAACTGAACAAAAGTTTGCAGATATTGCACATAAAAGCTTTAGAGAAAGTAAATATGGAATAACATCATGCTGTCCATTTGATTTAGATAATATTGCAATTAAAAAATATTTGTGTAATTGGCAGTCATTAAAAGATAGTCATCCAGCATCAATAGTTTCTTTGTCTAGTGAGATTTTTATTCCTTCAGGACCTGTTGATCCATGTTCTGATTCTAATGCTCCATATTGGTGTGTAGATTGTGGTTATATTGAACCACCAAATGCATCAAAAATATTAGATCAAATAGAAAAATACAAACAAGAATTACTAGAATTACAAGATGAACTTGCAGCATTAACTGCTGAGAATGAAGAAAAAACTTTACAATTAAAAGCACTTAATGAAATATTAGAAACTTTACAAGCAGAAGAAACTGCATTAATTGCACAACTCAAAGATTTGCAGACAGACCTTAAAGATTTGCAAGAACAATATGAAGCTCTTAATTGTGAAGATGATCCAACATCACCACAATGTTTAGCTTTAGAGGTTCAAATAAAAGATTTAGATGCACAAGTGGCTGCACTTACGGATCAAACAAAAGAAACGCAAGCTGAAATTAAAGATTTGCAAGAACAAATTAATAATCTAGAAGCAGAAATTGAAGAAACTAATGCTTTAATTGGAGAGATAACAGCTCAGATAAATGAAATTATTAACCAATTAGAAATATTACAAGCTTTATTTTGTGATGATTCAGAATGTATAATAATAGAAGTTATAGATACAAATGGTAATCCTATAGCAGGATATCCATTAGTAATAGATGGTAGGAAATATTGGCCAAACAGATTCAAGTGGAACTATTGTACATTCTATTCCCAATGCTTCTGTAAATACACAACACACTTTAGAAATATGTTATTGTTTTGAAACAGCTGGTAATTGTAGACAACAACATATAACAGTAACAATACAAGGTGATGAATGTGCACCTACATGTGAAAACCCAACTCCTTCTTGTTCAGATATAATAATATCAGAAACAATTACTGGAATAATTGGATCATCAGGAGCATTAAATCCACCAACAGCTTAAAATGAAAAGAGTAATACTACATATAGTAACTTGGTTGTTTAATAAAACTTTTGTATATTATAATAGTAGTATAATAGAAAAAATAACTACAAAAAATTAAATATATGTTACCAACTTCCGGAAATAATAAACCTTGTTCACCAATTTCATCAAATTGTGTGATTTGGCAGGGGCCAGATTTACCTTGTATAGATTTATGTAATGGAGATACAATTAGTGACGTAGTTGCAAAATTAGCAGAAAAACTATGTGAACTTATTGATAGCAGTTGTTTATGTGAACCAGATATGTCCGATATTAAGTTGGAATGTTTAGCAAATGTAAATCCAAATGCAGAAACTTTACAAGAGATTATACAAGCTATTATAGACTATCTATGTACATTAACACCAGGAGATGATGGCAAAATAACAGTACAATTACCTCCATGTTTACAATATGCTGATGAAGCTGGAAATCCAGTAACTGTTCTTCCAATAGCAGAATATGCTTTTTTACTTGCAAATAGAATATGTGATATTTTAACTTCTATTTCAATTATTAATGAACAACTTGCTGATCATGAAAACAGAATTGTTATACTAGAAAATTGCGTTTTACCATGTGATAGTAGTGGTGGATCATCTTCTCAAATAATGTCTGTATGTATTAGTGCTGGTAACTTAGTTGATACAGATGTTTTATTAGCAGGATTAGAATCAGCATTTTGTGCTATAGTTGGGGCACTTGGTGATGTAAATTTAATAGAAAATGCATATAATGCTCAATGTATATTTGCTAATACAGATCTTTTATCTGGTCAAGGTACATATGGCGGATTAACAGGATGGCAAGCAAATAGTACAATGGCACAAACTACTCAAAACCAATGGTTAGTAATTTGTTGATCTTTATAATGCAATAGAAAATATTCAAAATAATTGTTGTGATTCAAATTGTGATAGTATAATTTATGGATTTATACCAAGTTCTACTGGTGGTGGCAGTGGAACAAATGCAATAAATGTTAATTTTACTAGTACAACAATTCCAGCGGGATGGACAGATTGTGGGTCAAGCGTAACAATTACAGATTCTAATGGTCAAAAGNATTAATCAAGGATTTAATGCACTAGTAGAACAAAATAATAATGTTGGTTTATCAATTAACATATCATCATTAAATGTTGCAACAGCAGTACAAGTAACCGTTGATTTTTGCTTAACAGATGGAACAGATACATGTCAAAATAGTTCTTCACAAACTGTAGCATTAGGATATGATTGCCCACCTTTAGCAGTAGCATCTGACGCTAGTGGAACTACTGCAACTGCTACATGGACTAATCAAATAGGTCCAACAGCAAGTTGGAATATAACACTATCTACACCTACTGGAACTCAACTTTGGACTTCAGGTCAATTAACTAATCAACCACCAAACTGTTCAGTAACAATTCCAAATTTATCACCTGCAACAGATTATGTAGTTTCAATGACATTATCAGTTAACGGTGTTGGTCAAACATGCCCTGGAGTAACATTTACAACTGCAGGACAAAATTGTACAGATGTTCAAACAGATACTGTAACCACAGGATCATTTGGAGTAGGATATGTATATTTAGGAAAAGCATGCTTTGGAGATGCTTATACTAATTTTTATTATGATTCAGCAGGAAATCAAATTGTTAAAGAAACTGTTACAGCTCTTTGTCCAGGACCAGGAGTAAATGATATAGTATTGCCACCACAAGGAAGTGCTACTGATATTTGGGCAGCAGGTACAGCATTAGCTGGCCCTACTGAAAGATTTGTATTTCCAGATTTAGATTGTAATGGTACAATATATACTTTCTCACAATTTGCTACAAATGGACTATGGGTATATATAGGAATACAAGTTATAGGAACTACTACATATTATGGATATGCATATTGGGATGTTGATGGTGGTAACGCAGATCAAGGTCCAGGAGCTGTAGTGTATTGCTGTGAGTGTCCATTAATGTTGATAAGTCAACCAACATTAAGAACAATAAATGGAGCACCGCTTTCTTTTACATTACCTTAT